ACCGCAAGGGAAGCGACCGTCAAATCCTCAACAATAGAACTAATAATCTGTAAGGCATCGCGGGCATTTGAAGGTATTGGCAACTCATAAACAAAGTTAAGAATTGAATTTACCTGAGCCTCAATTTGACTGCCTTTTTGATCCAACAATTCCAGGTCAACTTCCTTAGCACCAAAGCTAGATCCAAAGGGAACACCCGACGCGGTTGTACTGAGTTCAAGCCTCCCTCTTAATATTCTTGCTATGCGGTCAGGAGTTGTGTAAATCATTGGATCAAAATAGATTCTTTTAATTCGTCCCAAGACTTCCCTCTAAGTGGGATTCTTGTATCTAAATCCTCAACAGAGGTAAAGGGTTGTTGCTCCCGTGCTTTGTCAAGTTTAGTGGCGATCGCAGCACCAACACCTGGCAATTTAGAAAGCTCGTCAATCGTGGCTTTATTAATATCTGTTTTGGGTAAAACAGCACCAACAACAACGGTTTCAGTGGGAAAGGCTTTGGGAATTGTACTCGGAGCTTCTACCGAGAATGAGATGCTATTCTCAACTTTCACGTCCGAGTTATTGATAGTTGGGGTTAATACTGCATCAGGGTTTTTTGGTTCATCCTGTTGCAAAATATCAACCCGTGCTAACACTTCCTCTGGTAATTCGCCAGGGTTATAGATTCGAGGGTGATAGATATTCCCTCGATTGACCGCCATTTTGAGAAGTTTTACAGGTCTAGTGGTATCTATCATGCGACTGTCCGACCTCCTAATAAGTCAGGCTGTGGGAAGAAAGGAACCATTTTGCCAACGCAGTAGGAACGGTCACGGGGTGGGGATGTTTGCAATTGTTCAGTCTTCACAAATAAACCCGATCTCCCTTCATTCTCAATCGTGGGGCCGAATAATCTTTTGCCCATGCCAGCAGTCAGGAAACAGTAGGCATTGTCATTCAGGTAACGACCTTTGACCGTTTGACCCGGCGCGGTTTCGATCTCATACTGAGCATCGTAAATCTCTAATTGAGTTTTGGACATTGCCAGTTGAGGGACAACCCGCATTAGAATCTCAGGGGAAACGGCACTAGCCACACCCGCAGCCGGAACATTAGACAACATCCCAGTAGATAACGCTCGGTTACGGGTTGATTCTTGACGGCTTAAATGGATAGCCAACCGATTAGACATCACAATCTTGTCGGGGTAATATCCTTTCTTGTCGTAGAAGTTGAGTAAGTGATCTTCAATATCCTGCAACCCTGTGGCTGTAGTGTAAGCATCCCATTTAGCCGTCCCAGATAAGGCTGTAGGATACTGATCGGCTGTAGTGGTATAAGCCAATTTAGCCGTTACACCGGATCGGGGGTCGGTATAACTAACTTGACCCGACTGTAAAACTTGCCAAGTTAAGACGTTGGCTAGTTTGATCACCCGTGGCTGCAAACTAGCGACGGAGCCGTAAAGCATATCAATGAATGTCTGGGACATATTGCCCGGTAACATCCGTTTAAACTTCAGCATTTGCTCCTGCTTTTTCTCATCCCAGTTGTGGGCGATCGCCAGCTTAAAGAAGTCTCCATCAAACTTAATTAGACTTCCTGCACCCGTTGAGACAACCTCACCATCAACGGAAATCACGGAAGCGATTGCTAGGTTTTGTTTAACAAGATATGCCAACACATCAGGGTCATCGGAAAACTCAAGGGTGACAAAATCATCCATCAGTTTGTATTGACTCAGAACGCCGGGGTCGGGTTTTTTGCCCATCCGTTGTAGGAGGGATTCTTTATCTGGGTCAATCAAGAATTGAAAAGTATCTTCATACAGGAGTTGAACCTGCGCAGCCGATACGTTATTTAAGAAATCTGCAATATACATTAATCAAGTCCCTCCGTTAAGGAATAAAAGTTAGTTTCGGCAGTTGGCTTTGGATGTCACCGTCAATGTATGGCAACGCATTAATAGAAACGACACCACCTGAGTATGGAGCGATAAACTGATCTCCGTCATAGAGCGAGATAGTGCTATTCAACACTCCGACAACAACATCCCCAATCGTGCCGATCTTGGCTCCAATAGCTAGGGAGGCGTTACCACCTTGAGGGGTGATCGTCAAGGTTCCGATTGCAGTGGTCACATCAGCAACCGCAGTCCCTAAAGTGTTAGCAACGCCCTGAGCTACCGTTACAGCCGTGGTAAAGATGATTCCTTCCTGGTCTGTAGTCAGTGTCAAAACACCGCCCGGAGTTGTTACTCGGATTTCTTCTAAGGGAGAAGACCCAGATTGTGCTTTGGTGATAGCCGCTTTTAGACCATCGGCAACGTTCTGATTTGATGCAGCCGTGGCAACGAATGAAATCGGAGCGTCATTGATGGAAACGGTAAAGATATTGCCAACAGCAACCGAAGCAAAGGTAACGGTTGTAACTTGTCTTTGAGTCAAAGAATCAATACCCGTCACAGTCCCAAATAGCGGGGCTGTAGCTGCACGAATAGCGGTTTCTTCTGTGTACCGTGAAACCCCTGGTGCTGCAATGTAGCGAAGTACATCTCCAATCTTGAAAACCTGGGGGCATTCCACAATTACAACAGTTTCGCCGGAAACATAGGGAGCGAGAATCTTAGCCCGACCTAAAGGACGATGACCGCCTGTAGATTTCTTAGCAAGAAAAACACCCGCAGGAACGGATTTAGATCCTGCAATAGATGGGATGTCCGACTCCTCTAAGCAGCAAGAAAACGCGGCTTCGGTATTGGTATTAACCGCGATAACTGGGGGGTCTGAATAAAAACGGGTTACTTTCATTTGTTACTCCTAAACGTATCCATTGCGGGTGCGGAATGATTGAATGGACTGCACATCTTCATGGGAGAAGTCTGTGTCAATCGGGTCGTTAGCCATTTGTCCAAATTGAGCGATAGGGCCGCGAGCGTTGGCAATATAAAGGTAATATTGCAGACGATCTAACTGTTGACCCGGTGGGACGCTTAACCCTTCACAAGCCGAGGAAAATTGAGCCGTCCGATCTTGACCCGTTTCAAATTCTCCAATCAGCAGTCGGCGCTCATGGGTTGTTAAAATCCCAGCGGCAATCATCTGATCACATTGCCGTTCGATAGCTCGGAGGGTTTCACCAATGGCTTGCTGTTCCTTGAGGGCTTCAAATTCGGCACGGAGTCCGATGTCAGCATTCATGGTGACAACGGGTTCAGCATGAATGCCTTCACTGAGGGAATAAGAATCATTGGGAGATCCCCCTAACTCAGTAAAAGCATTGGCAGCCAGATTAACGAAATCGTTATAATCTTGACCGTTTAACTGAAAAGCGTCTGCTAATTCGGCGGCGGTTTCGGGTTCGATTGCCAGCGTCCCATCAAACAGGCTAGAAATATCTCGCCCGTCTAATCCGGTGATTTCACTGACAACAGCAACACCATCATCAATTGAGTTGAAACGTTGCTCAATCAAACCCGCTAAAGTTTGACCAAATCCCTGAGAAAAAGAAGCAACATATCCCATGTTTTGGGCATATTCTTCCATCTCGCCTTCATCTTCCATTCGAGATTCTTCTACGTCAATTCCAAAAATTTGATAAAGAGTAGAAGCAAAATCTTCAATCCCTTCAGCGATTACATCATCCATTTCTTCTTCGCCCAAAACTTCCCTATCCTCTTGATCAAGGGCAGATTGAGCTAATTCAAGAAATGCCGAAAATGTTTCTGCTGAATCGTGAACTTCCTCGAAAGTTGTTGACTCTAAGATTGCTTGAATTTGACTAAGTGAATCCACTTTATTTCCTCCTAACTTGTTCTACAATAACTTTTCCATTTTTGGTTCTTCTGCGACGGGAAAACGTTTTTCCTATGCCGATACCGATAGCAGCTTCAGGCTGAAGCAATGCGATAGTCCCTTGCCTAACTCTCGGATGTTTTTTGAGGTATTCTCTCTGGTCTTGCCTGAGTTGACTGCGACCATATAAAGCACCTAGTCCTATACTTCCAATTGCAGCCGTACCATATAGTAAGGCATTGAAAGAAGCTAATTGATTTCGGTGTTTAACCCTCCTAACAATAATCATTTTCTGTTTACCCGTTCTATAATTACCTTGCCATTTTTGGTTTTCCGCCTTCGAGTGAAAGCAGATCCGCCAGTACGACCTTTATTGGCTTGGGCAACAGGGAGCATAACCTGTCTTAAAACCTTGGGATCTCGAAGATTTTTGCCCTCAGATTTTGCAGAATCTAAAGCCTTTTGCAAGGTTATTCTTTGACGTTCTGCCCCTTTATTTACCCGTTCTATTCGACCAAACGAGTTAAAACCAAACTGAGCTAAAGATGGGGATCTTATTCTCCTAATAATTATCATTTTCTATTCACTTGCTCAACAACGATTTTTCCATTTTTGGTACGACGACGGCGGGTGAAACTTTTTGATCCGGCTGCAATCATGCCACCTCCAATAAAAGCAGCAGCTAATGGGGCAACCCTGTAAGCACCTAACTTTCCTGGGTTCTGTTTTGCCCAACTAGCGGCAGCGTTTAAGTTGGCAGCATTTTTAATGTTAGCAGCACTCGGATTCTTGACAACTTCTTGCATGGCTGCACCTGCTCTATCCTTTGCCTTTTCAGCAAGATATCGCCCGTACTTACGAAAAGGCTCTTTAATTAGATCAACGAGTCCAAAGTTTGCTTCATTGCTTACCCTTCGTCTTACAATAATCATGCTTTTCTCCTAACTTGTTCGACCACTATTTTTCCATTTTTAGACCTACGCCTTCGGGTGAAGAACGCACCCGCACCGACCAACCCAGTAACACCCAAACCAGCTAGTAATAGCTTTGTTGGTATTTTTTTAGGTACATCTTTTTCCGTGAGGTTAAACTTAGGCGGTTCTACATGAACTTTTTGATTTACCCTTTCTTGTGTTTCCTTGAAAGAATCATTTAATTTCTGGCGCAGTCTTTCAGCTTCTTGTGTTAGCTCTTTTTGACGAGGGGTTAAGTTTTCGGTATAAGATTTTGGTGTTGGAGTTGCAGACTCCCCTCCTACACGGATAACTCTCGACGGGTTCCCTGTCCATAAGTCTCTATCCAAAGATTGCCAACCCCGTTCATAACCACGCCTTGCGTATGTTTTCGTAGCCCTCCTTTGTTTCCTGTCATCACCCTTACTCCTACGCCCTTCTGGAAGTGCATAAGTAGCAAACAGCGCGGATTTGGCGGGTCTAGTCCTACGAACAATGATCATTGTTTTCTCCTAACTTGTTCAACAACAATCTTGCCTTTTTTAGTTCGACGACGACGCATGAACGTTGCACCCCCAGCGACAGCCGCACCCGCAGCAAGTAGACCCAATCCAGCAGCACCGCCAACAGCTAGTTTTCCAACCGAGCGAGAGTGTCTCCTAAAAGATTCCGCTCGATTATAAAGTTCAGTCAGTTTTTTTGCGTCAGCCGGATGAATGGTTGCGCGAGAGTTTTGTTTAAGCTGTTCCCTAAGTGCGTCATTCACTTTCTTAACCGCATTTTGATGAGGAGCTTCAGCCCAATCCGCAACTCTATTTCCAACTCTGTCAAAAATATCAGCGCCCTTTGCTTTTTTAGGATATCCACCACCCCAAGGGTCGCTATCAACAACTTCTGTTTTTACCCCAAAATTGGCATATTTCTGATATTTATTAACTTCAATTTGAGAGAATATTGGCACGGCGTACCTCTACTTTTGTCTTTTGCATTAGCGTCTAACCCTTTCAATAATTTGTTTACCTTTAGATGATCTTCGTCTCCTGATAAAGTAAGCTCCTGCACCTACTAAACCCGCAGCAGCTAGACCTGCTAATACCGCTTTTGAGTTTGATCCAGATTTAGGTACTGTTTTGGGATTTGTTTGCGAGTATTTCGGGTCTTCTACCCAAACATCTTTATCCCAATCCCAATAACGACCAGAGAAACTGGCAATGGATTCTTTGTGCCTAACCCTTCTGACAACAATCATTAGCGTCTAACCCTCTCAATAATTTGTTTACCTTTAGATGATTTTCGTCTCCTGATAAAGTAAGCTCCTGCACCTACTAAACCCGCAGCAGCTAGACCTGCTAATATTGCTTTTGAGTTTGATCTACCAGGTTTAGGTACTGTTTTGGAGTTAGTTGCAGTGTTTGGGGATTGTGGGGGTGGAGGAGGACTAGCATCTACACTGGAATTAAGGAATCGTGTAGATGGAGGAACTTGCTGATTTGGTGCGGTTCGATTAATTTTTTCGGGATCAAACCAATCATCCCAAGGATCTTTAAGTTGCCGAGCCAAGTCCCTAGACGTCCAATATTGCTTTTGAGCCTTTAACTTAGCAGATCGTCTTTCATATCTATTATGTTCTCTGTTTTTTTTTGCTTGCAATGACTCATTATCAGCGTTTCTCCTCCACTTTTGATGACTGACAAAAGCGTCAAGAGATCCAGAGCTGTGTCCGTCGTAAAAACCGGAACCACGGGGCATCAATGCTTTTTGAAACAATGCGGAGCTTCTATGTATGACCCTCCGAACGATAATCATTAGCGTCTCACTTGTTCAACAATCATTTTTCCGGTTTTGCTACGACGGCGACGCATAAACATTACCCCACCAGCCCCAGCACCACCACCCGCAACAGCAAGTCCGGCAAGTCCAGCACCGAGTTTTCCTGGGTTTTTTTCTGCCCATTCAGCCATTCCCCCAAGGTTTCGAGAACC